TTTCCGCTTGCATGGCTTGATTAATCATATTAGTGGTGTGCGCTGCCAACCTAAAAGCAGCTTTGCTTTCTAGTCCTTCGGTGACAAAATGATCTTGTAGTTTTCGAGATATATTCGCAGCACTATTGCCCTCACTAATACCCTGTTTAATGGTGCGCTCAGTAAATTCTTTTACCTTGATACTCAGCCGTTTTATACGATCATCCACGTTTAAAGCATCGGGCCACACTTTATTCCAAACGGAATCAATTACTTTTGCATCCAGACCGCCGCCAAATTCGGCAGTTATTTTGCCTAGAATAAAAACTTGCTCGGCTGCTGCTACTTCTTGAACCGAAAGAAGACGTTGAACCTCGGCTTTATATACCTTAAATTCAACGCCCTTAAGCTTTTTCGCTGATTCAGTCGCCTTTACTGTTCCTTCGCGGATTAGCTTTGTGTAATCATTTTTAAGAGTAAGAATCGCTTTGTTTAGATCAAGTATCTTGGAAGTTGTAAAATCGCCATCCAGTAGAGTTTTATCCACTGTATCCAGGAACTGCAAGATAATTGCCTTACTATCAGCGTTCATTGATTTCAAAAATGCTTGATATTCGGCATGGGCTAGTAATAATTCGTCATTTGTAGCCATGCTATCACCCCTTACCCGCCAGAAAAGTCATGACCAATTGTATCAGCTATATCTTGTTCGCTTTCAGCTTTTAATTCTCCATTGATCTTGTTCATTTCCTCGAGAGTATATCCAGATTTACGCCGACATTCAGCACGACTAACTATTTTATTTGTTACCAATACGGCATCGGCTTGAGCATCTTTAAGTTTAGCAGACGCTTTCTTATCATCCGTTTCAGCTTGATCTTTATCGCTTGGTAACCATAAAGGTTTAAACTTAACTGCCCATTTTTTAGGCTCAACACCTTTAAACAAACCTTTCTTACATAGCATCAGCAATTTTACTATACGATCCACAGGCTTTTTAACCTGCCTTTTCTGTTCTTGTTTAACCTTATTATAAAAACTTTCTTCGTCACTCTTCCCTGTGGCGTTCATGCCAGCGGGAGATCGACCAAACAGCAAGGTAAATGGAATTCCACTAGCAGCAGACAACGCCTGTCCAAACCTGTCCAGCATTTCAGGCAATTGAGAAAGGGGAACGCTTTTTAATTCAAATTCATCTTCTTTATCAATTGCTACTGTGTTTAGAATACTTCGTGCCATATCTATTAGATTAAGACGCTTTTTTATTTGATCTTCTCCCGTATGTTCCGTTTCGGTATCTCGCTCTAATATCTCTAACATACCGCTTAACTTTAATACCGCTTGGCTCATACGTTCTAATATTAATATTGCTAGTTTATGGCTATGATTATTGTTTAATATCTCAGTGAACATGCCTTGATATACTGGCAATCCCCACCCTTGATATTGCAATCGTTCATGTTCTGGTAATGGGCCACCTTTAAACAATAATAAACGGCTTTCGTGAACCATAAAAGGCATACCACCAATAGGAGTAATTTCGTAATACTCAGGCTCACCATATTTCAAGTCATTGGGATCATCATATAATACGCCATCGTTCCAAAATATCTGCCGCTTGTCATAAACTCTTAGCTGCTCAATGCTTTGCAACTTTTTTTCATTAAGCGAGTCTTCAAATGTGCCGCCATCATTGGCAAGAATAAGGATTGCGCTACCGCCAAACAATCTAGACCATCTTAACGCATTAGCAAAGTGTTCCTCTGCTCCAAGGTCGTCCAGCATTTGAATTGCTAATTCTTCATGTTCCTCTTCATCGCCATCAACCTCAATCCAGTTTTTTGTCGATTCATCGGCTGGAAGATCAATAATCTTTCTCGCAATTGAGTTCTCAATATATAAGTCAATCATGAATTGGTCACTTAAGCGAGGCTCAGGAACATATTTAAAGTTAGACATTGGATCTTTATTTTTCATCCCATGCCCTATAAATGCGTTTTCAAAACCGTCTTGTCTTTGTTCTGTCAGATGTACCACCCCCTTTTTTATAGCAGAAATATGCATAAATTATTGCATAAACAAAGAAATATACATTGAAAATATTCGTTTGAAACGTCAATCCTTGATTTTATTGGGTTTATAGGTACTTTCTAATGTAACAATATTAAATTATGTTACATTAGCTCGTTACCCCACCCCAACCGCGAGACTTTTTCATATCGTCTTCACATGCATAGCGGGTCATGTCAATACTATGGTTATCCTTGCCCTCTAATTTACTTTTCGTGTTGCCGTCTTTATCTGTTTCATAGTCAATATCCTCAAACTCTTTAGCTGTGCAAGGGCAACGTGTAGGATCAATAATTATTTCTTTTAAATCATCAAGCCACTTTTCGCCATATTCTACCGATCCAGGGCCTTTTTCTGCCCCCTTAATCCTAATGTTATAACCCTTCATTTCATCAATAGACTTCGGCTCTGCACTGTCAGCAATTGTTAAATCTCTGTGCCAACCTCTTTCTTTTATGATTTCTGCAACCTTTCGATTACTGAGTTTAACGCCGAATATCTCACCGAAAATATAAAGCTTTCGGCGAGTCTTATCATAATGCATACGACCAAATGAAAAGGCATCGGCTGCGTATCCCCAGTCAATGCCTTGGCGAATGTTATCAAAATGTCTTATTTCTTCATCAGTGATCTTTCGAAAAGTTAAATTAGTGAAAGGAACAACGCCGCTGCCAATCGGCTCACCGCCATAATCCCACCTGTATTTAAACTCATTTTTCTTTTTAACTTCTTCGGCTTCTTTGATGAATTCTTTTGAGACATAAGGATTATCTTTATAGGTACTGTGATGCACAAAAACATTATCTTGCAAGAAATTGCTTTCATACTTTTTATTTACCCAAGATTGCTTTCTTTTTGGTGGATTGTATGAATAGTAAATATCATAACTCAATCCCTCCGAAAGTTCAGACCGCACAACAGAATTAACTATTGTACTTACTTCATCCTCAGTCTTAAATTCCGCGAGTTCTTCTATCCACAATATAGCGAGAGGGAACTTTCGCATTTTAATAGATTTAATCTTTTCCGGTTTATCAGCACCACGAAAGATAATGCTGTTTCCTCTTGGTTTATAGGTTAATTTAAGAGGACTTTTCTTGACGTCCCAATACTTAGATACTCCTAAATAATCTATAGCCCAAAGAAGCTGCTCGTATACAGAAGTCTCAAGCGTATTGCCAACCTTGCGGATACATAAGGCGTTTATAGGTTTACGCATCATATCCCATATGATACGAATGGCAATGTGTGTAGACTTGGATGAATTACGCCCACCTTTAAGAACTTTATATAATTTCCTGCGAGTTTTACGATTACACTCTTTCCAAAAACCAACAAAAGCAGGTATTACTTTTTCCGATATTTTAACATTCATCTTCATCACAGCCAATATCGTCTATAAATGTAGGTGCATCTTCGTTATCTTCGCCCTGTCCATTGTTTTTTCGCATAATCTCAAGTTTCTGCCGTTCAATGTCAATTTTCTCTTCGGCTAACTTGCGTTGAAATTTATCAGGCAACAGGTCAAAGTAAATTTCCAGCTTTTCAAGAGCTTTCATTTTATCAGCAAGCTTTATACTTACCCCGTCCCTCCCCTGCTTGACCTCTGCTATTACACTAGTATCAACTAAGCTATGTTCGTTAAGATCAACATAATTAATCATTCGTGTCATTTCTTCCCCAGTCTCAGGATCAGTCACAGGGCCAAACATGCCAATTATAGGAACCTCTTTTTGCCCAAATGTCACATAGTCACCAATATCCGCAAAAGCGATATTAATATACTGCTGCAAAACATCAAGCGCACTAATATGTATTTCTTGAATGAGAAGACTTTTAAGCCTAGCTACCTCTTTTTCAACTCTTTCAGTCCGTAGTAACCTTGATCCTTGCACTGTCGCGCTGCTCTTGTTTGCAGTATATCCAGACTTTAAAGAGGCTTGAGTAGCATTCCAACATCTAACATAGTAATAACAAAAAAGCTGCTCTTTATCGGTCAATTCCTCTGCTGGTTCTTCATCCTCTTTATGGGTGCACCCTTTTTGTGTTTTTAAGGGTGCAATAGGGGCACTCTTTTTAGTTGTTTTATCTCTTGACCACCCATGCCGCTTTTTCCAAGATTTTACCGTTTCAACCGACACGGCATACTTGGCAGCAATGTCTTTAAAAGGCATCCATAAAATATAATCTTTTTGCGCTAACTCATGAGACTGAGCCACCTCACCACCTCGATTTTAATCACATTTATTCCAGATAATTACATGTCAATATACGATAATTCATTCTTATTGGACGTTGAGAAAAGTTATTTTCATCCTACAATTCACCCCATTTTCTGCCACTCATGACTTTGATTCTGTAATTTTTAAACATAGTCTTGAGAACAGATTGTATTCGATTGCCTTTGCAGAATAGCCAAGGATTTATGAAATATTGAAGTCCTTTGCTATTTTTGCCCTTATAAAGAATATCTTTTCTAATTAGGCTATTAATTGTGTCAAGGGTCTTTGTGCGCCCCATCCTGCACAATTTAACCAAATCTTCAAATCCAACACAGTTGCCATTATCAAACTTAATGCAGCAGTCTTCATAACCGACATAAGTTGCAATACAAAATAAAAAAGCCTTCTCATGTGTAGTAAGGCTTTCAAGCTGGTTTCTAACTTCTTCTATATTCCCTTTGTAAAAATGCTCAATGCGCCATACTTCAGTATCTTTTAAGTACTCAATACTGGCCTTACGAACAATTTTATCACCTTCGGTAACTTCGCCGATTATCTGACCGTTATTATCTATTATTCTGCCGACATTTGCCGTAAAACCACCTCT